CTGGACAGAGCACAAAGGTAATTATCGTTTCTACCCCTCGTGGTATGAATCACTTCTACCGCATGTGGCATGATGCGGAGAGAGGTAAGAATGAATATACTCCAACTGATGTTCACTGGTCTGAGGTTCCTGGTAGAGATGAGGCATGGAAAGAGCAAACGATTGCCAACACTTCAGAAGCACAATTCAAGGTTGAGTTTGAGTGTGAATTCCTAGGATCGGTCAACACTCTTATCAATCCAGCAAAACTTAGGAATCTTGTATATGAAAGTCCAATCAAAAGAAATGCTGGATTGGATATTTACGAGCATCCTAAAGAAGAACATAATTATTTAATTACCGTTGACGTTGCCCGTGGTTTGGGTAATGATTACTCTGCATTCATCGTTTTTGATATTACAGAGTTTCCATATAAGGTAGTTGGTAAGTATAGGAACAATGAAATCAAACCTATGCTATTCCCAAATATTATACATGATGTTGCAAAGGGATATAATGATGCTTGGTTACTGATTGAAGTTAATGATATTGGAGATCAAGTAGCAAATATTCTCCATTTCGATCTAGAATACGAAAATGTACTAATGTGTGCGATGAGAGGTCGTGCTGGTCAAATTGTAGGATCTGGATTTAGTGGTAAAAAATCTCAACTTGGTGTGAGAATGACTGCCGCAGTCAAAAAGTTGGGATGCTCAAACTTAAAGACACTTCTTGAAGATGATAAGTTATTGACAGTTGATTATGAAATTATTTCAGAACTAACAACATTTGCTCAACGTCACAACTCTTTCGAAGCAGAAGAGGGATGTAATGATGACTTAGCAATGTGTTTAGTTATCTTCTCTTGGTTAGTTGCTCAGGATTATTTCAAAGAGATGACGGACAATGATGTTCGTAAGAGAATCTATGAGGAACAGAAAAATCAAATTGAACAGGATATGGCTCCATTTGGATTTATTAGTGATGGATTAGATGAAATGACATTTGTTGATAATGATGGTGACAGGTGGTACACTGATGAGTATGGTGATATGTCATACATGTGGGATTATAAGTAATGGATTTAGACGATCAGTTTGAACTAGAACATCTATTTCTTTCTGAGCGTATTTGTAGAACTTGTAATGTAAGAAAGAATTTAATAGAAGGATTTTATAGGACAAAGAAGAATAATATGGTTTCTTCTTCATATTCATATGAATGTAAAGAATGTACAATACATAGGGTTAAAGAGTCCAGAAAAAGTAAACCTTCACCACTATTGTGGGAATATCCTGATTGGTAGACTGTTCACGCAATGTTTCCCCATTGAAAATACCCTTTTTAATAAATATTTTTAGAATAATTCTGGACCTTTAGGAGAATTAAAGATGCCTCTAAATTTAGCATCTCCTGGAATTGTAGTAAGAGAGGTTGACCTAACTGTTGGTAGAGTAAACGCAGCATCCAATAAAGTTGGTGCTTTAGTTGCTCCTTTTGCCAAAGGACCCGTTAACCTCCCAACACTAGTTGAGACCGAACAAGATTTAATCAACAACTTCGGTGAGCCATACGCTACAGATAAGCACTATGAGCACTGGATGGTTGCCTCATCCTATCTGGCATATGGTGGCGCTCTGAGAGTTGTAAGAGCAGATGGTGATGATCTGAAAAATGGTTTTGCTGGAGACGCAGCAAACATCAAGATCCTCAGTTTGGATGATTATAATAATAAGGGATATGATGCCTCAACAATCACCGATGTAACCGTTGCCGCAAGAAATCCAGGTTCTTGGTCAAACGGCATCAAGGTTGCTTTAATTGACGGTAAAGCAGACCAAACACTCGTTGGTGTTTCAACTAACGTTGGTTTGGATACAATTGCTGTTGGTTATGGTGTTACCCAAGCGATTTCTGCCGTTCTTCCTGGAGCAGGAACAACTTCAGTTCTTGATGGTTACCTTAAGGGTGTTATTACCGCAGTTAATGGAACTAACGTTTCTGTAAAAGTTCTATCACACGTTTCTGCTAGTGGAACAGAGACCAACGTAGACTATCAGCAATCTGGTGTTTATGCTTTCTCTGGTTCTGGAACTGTTGCTATCCATACTAATGGAAACGCAGTAGCAACTGGAACAACTTCATATACTTCACAGTTGGATTGGTTTGATCAACAAACAATCCCACTTTCCAACTCAACAATTTCTTGGAACAACATTGCTGATCGCCCAGGAACTTCATCATTTGCTGCAGCAAGAAGTTCAAGATTCGACGAACTTCATGTTGTTGTTATTGATGACAAGGGAGAAGTAACAGGAAACGCTGGAACAATCCTTGAAAAGCATCTTTCACTTTCGAAAGCAAAAGATGCTGAATTCTCGGTAGGTTCTCCTTCTTATTGGAGAAAGTATCTCGCAACCAATTCTCAGTACATCTTCGGCGGAAGTGCTCCTTCTGGAATTGTAACTTCATCTTATAGTTCAGATTTCTCACTGGATACCGACACTGGTTGGGATCAAGACGCACAGGGAACCAACTTTGCTACAACTGGAGCAAACACATTAACTCTTGCTGGCGGTTTAAACTATAACGGTCAAACTGGTGTTTCTACAGACGGTGCTTTTGGAGTATCTCTTTCTGGATTAGTTGCTGGTTACGAACTTTTTGAGAACACTGATCAGTATCAGGCAGACTTCCTCTTGATGGGATCTGCAAATTATGCTAAAGAAACTGCTCAGGCACTTGCCAACAAACTGATTGCTGTTGCTGAATTGAGAAAGGATGCTCTAGCATTCATCTCACCAAACAGACTTTCGTTCCTTACCGATACTGCCGCTGGTTCAGTAACTGTTAACTCAGATGCTACCATCACAGATAACGTAATTTCGTTCTACTCACCAGTTACATCTTCATCATTCGCTGTATTCGATAGTGGATACAAGTACATGTATGACAGATTTGCTGATACTTTCCGCTATGTTCCACTAAACGGTGACATTGCTGGACTGTGTGCTAGAAATGACATTAACAACTTCCCATGGTTCTCACCAGCAGGCACACAGAGAGGCGCAATCCTCAATGCTGTGAAACTTGCTTACAATCCTTCTAAGGTTCAAAGAGACAAACTCTATTCAAACAGAGTTAACCCAGTCATCTTCTCACCTGGAGCAGGCATTACCCTCTTCGGTGACAAAACTGGACTTGGTAAGGCATCTGCTTTTGATAGAGTTAACGTTCGTAGATTGTTCATCTATCTTGAGAACGCTATCTCTGCTGCTGCAAGAGATCAAATGTTCGAGTTCAACGATGAGATCACAAGAACAAACTTCGTAAACACTGTTGAACCATTCCTTCGTGATGTACAAGCAAAGAGAGGTATCTTTGACTTTAGAGTTATTTGTGATGAAACAAATAACACTGCTGCGATCATTGACAACAATGAATTCGTTGCCGATATCTTTGTAAAACCTGCAAGATCAATCAACTTTATTGGTCTTACCTTTGTTGCCACCAGAACTGGTGTTTCGTTCGATGAAGTAGTTGGTACTGTTTAATTTAATTAAAGGAACCTAAAACCATGGCAGATCAATTCAATAGACCACCACTAAGAACAATCACTGGTTTCAAAAGTAAACTGGTTGGCGGTGGCGCAAGACCCAACCTATTTGAAGTAGAACTTGCTTTCCCAGAAAATATTGGCATTGCCAATGATGTAAAGGAAAAATCAAGATTCTTAGTAAAGGCAGCAGCGCTGCCTGCTTCAAATATCACTCCAATTGAAATCAATTTCAGAGGAAGAATTCTCAAAATTGCTGGTGACAGAACATTCGATACCTGGACAATCACAGTTATCAATGATACTGACTTCATCATCCGTTCTGCATTCGAGAAGTGGATGAACTCCATTAATAAACTATCTGACGGAACTGGTCTTCAAAATCCAGCAGAATATCAGGCAGATGCTTTTGTTCATCAACTAGATCGTGACGGTTCAACTTTAAGAACCTATCAGTTCTATGATCTATTCCCAACTAATATCAGTCAGATTGATCTTTCATACGAAACGACCGATACACTAGAAGAATTTACTGTAGAAATGCAGGTTCACTGGTGGAAAGCAATTGCTGGTACAGTTGGTGGTGAAAATATTGAGTAATAAATAGAGTATAACAACCAGTAGTTCACAGATTATAATGGCAAAACTTTTTGGTTTTTCAATTGAGAATGAGAAAAAACCCGACTCTGTAGTGTCCCCCGTTCCTCAAAATGATGAGGACGGGGTTGACCATTTTATACAGAGCGGGTTTTATGGTCAGTACGTAGATATTGAAGGTGTATATAGAACTGAATACGATTTAATTAAAAGATATCGTGAAATGGCGCTTCACCCAGAGTGTGATGCTGCTATTGAAGATGTTGTCAACGAAGCAATCGTTAGTGATCTTTATGATTCCCCAATTGAGATTGAATTATCAAACCTAAACGCAAGTGATAAAATTAAGACGATTATTCGTCAAGAATTTAGATATATCAAAGAACTCATGGACTTTGATAGAAAGTGCCATGAAATCTTTAGAAATTGGTATGTTGATGGAAGACTTTATTATCTAAAAGTCATTGATGTTAAGAGTCCTGAGAGTGGTATTCAGGAAATCAGATACATCGACCCAATGAAGATGAAAGCCGTAAGGCAAATGAAGAAAGAACCAAATGATGGTAGAAATAATCCTTTGGTTAGAAAGCAAGAAAGTGAAACTAATATTCTAAATCCAGAGATTGAAGAGTATTACATTTATACTCCAAATCCAAGTTATCCAATGGGTAACTTCTCTTCAAGAAATTCTCAGGCACAAAAATCTATCAAGATTGCTAAAGATTCTATCACATATTGTACTTCTGGTCTTGTTGATAGAAACAAGGGATCTGTACTTTCTTATCTCCACAAAGCAATCAAGGCACTCAATCAACTTCGTATGATTGAGGACTCTCTGGTTATCTATAGACTTTCCAGAGCACCAGAGCGTAGAATTTTCTATATTGATGTTGGCAATCTTCCTAAAGTTAAGGCAGAACAATATCTGCGCGATGTAATGTCTCGCTATAGAAATAAACTTGTTTATGATGCTAACACCGGTGAAGTCCGTGATGATCGTAAGTTCATGAGTATGCTTGAGGACTTTTGGCTTCCTAGAAGAGAAGGTGGTCGTGGTACTGAAATTACCACTTTGCCTGGTGGTCAGAATCTTGGCGAACTTGCGGATATTGAATATTTCCAGAAGAAACTCTATAGAGCACTTGGAGTTCCCGAATCCAGAATTGCAAATGATGGTGGATTCAACCTCGGCAGATCTTCAGAGATTTTGAGAGACGAACTTAAGTTTTCCAAGTTTGTTGGAAGACTAAGAAAGCGTTTTTCAAATATGTTCAATGACATGCTGAGAACGCAATTGATTCTCAAGAACGTCATTACCCCAGAGGACTGGGAAAGAATGGAAGATCATATTCAATATGACTTCATCTACGATAATCAGTTTGCCGAACTCAAAGAGTCCGAACTGATGAATGAGAGACTTGGTCTTGCGGCAACCATCGAACCTTATATCGGTAAGTACTACTCAGTTGAGTATGTTCGTAAAAAAGTTTTACGTCAAACTGATGCTGAGATTATCGATATTGATAAGCAGATTGAACAAGAAATCAAGGATGGAATTATTCCAGATCCAAACTCAGTTGATCCAATCACAGGCGAACCATTACCACAAGATGGTGTTGGTTTAGATATGGGAATGGGAGAAGTTCCAACAGAACCGGATCTTGAAGCACAGTCAACTGACGTTGATGCTCAATTCCAAAAAGATACCAAAAAGGCTGAAATATAAATAGAGTATACTGTTATATAAAATTTTTATGGAAGACGTTATCGACTTGATTGCAACTGATTCTGCTGCTTCAGACATTACCGACAGAATTAAAGAAGTTCTGTATGGTAAAGCAGGAGAAAAAATCGAAGGACTTCGTCCTGAAGTTGCCAATTCTATGTTTGGTGAAAATGAAGTAAGTGATGACACTGAGTCTAACGAGGATCAAGAATAATGGCAACAAAGGTTTTAGCGGGTGAATTAAATTTACCTATCGTCACCGGTGCCGCAACTAGTTTTAGTGCGGCAACAGTTGTTCGTCTCGTAAATACAGATACAGCAGCGCACATTGTTACAATTGTTGAAACTCAAGGTGGAGCTGGAGTTGGTTCAATGACTCTTCCAGGAGGATCCGTTGAACAACTTGTTAAAACAGCAAGTCATTGTGTGTTTGCCGATAGCGCACTAGTTAGAGGAACAAAAGTAGGATTTGCAAACTAAAAAAATGAAACTTATCACAGAAGAAGTATCAGACGTTAAATTCATCACCGAAGGGAAAGGTGCTGAAAAGAAAATGTACATTGAGGGAATATTCCTTCAAGGAGATATCTGCAACCGTAATGGTCGCATGTATCCCATGAACACTCTCTCAAAAGAAGTGCAGAGATACAACGAAACTTTTGTTCAAAAGGGTCGTGCTCTTGGTGAACTCGGTCATCCTGACGGTCCTACCGTCAATCTTGATCGTGTTTCACACAAGATTGTTTCACTTACCCAAGAGGGTTCAAACTTCAAGGGCAAGGCACAACTTCTTGATACCCCAATGGGTAAGATCGCAAAATCCTTAATTGGTGAAGGCGTTACTCTTGGTGTTTCTTCTCGTGGTGTTGGTTCACTAAGAACCACAAATGAGGGTCATAAAATTGTCGGTGAAGATTTCATGCTAGCAACTGCTGCTGATATCGTCGCTGATCCTTCTGCCCCCGATGCTTTTGTTTCGGGAATTATGGAAGGTAAAGAGTGGGTTTGGGAAGGAGGAATTCTCCGCGAAAAACTCGCTGAAGCAACTCAAAAGAGAATTAATACTCTTGTTGATCAAAAAATGCTTGAAGAAAAGAAACTGGAATTGTTCCAAGATTTCTTATCAAATCTATAATTTATAAATAAATACAGATTATATTTAAAAAATCTAACAAACACATGTCCGTTGGTAGCAATTTACAAGAAATGGAAAACGTAGTAACCAAAGGAGCAAAGGCAGCCGATCCCATGCCAAAGTTGGATCTGGACACCCCAGGTCAAACTGCGAGTTGGGAAGATCTCGGTGGACCTACTCCAGACAATTACAAAGTCGATGACGACTCGGCAAAACTAAAGGAGCCTAGTGCAACCCTTAAGCAAGTTAAGGACGTTGTCACCAAAGGTGCTAAGCCTGCTGATCCCATGCCTGCTGGTATGAAAGAAGAATCAGAAGCAGAAGAAGAGGTTGTTGAAACCGTTGACTCTGCTGAAGAGGAAATCGTTGAAGAAGAGGAAACAGAAGGCGAAGTTGTTGCTGAAGAAGAAGTCACTGAAGAAACCGAAGAGGTTGAAGCAGAATTCAGTGTCGAAGAAGATGTTCAGGCACTCTTCACTGGTGAAGAGCTTTCTGAGGAATTCCAAGAGAAAGCACGTACCATTTTTGAAACTGCTATCAAGACAAAGGTTGCTGAAGTAAAAGAGCAAATCGAAGCACAATACGAAGCAGCACTGATTGAAGAAGTTCAATCAATCAAGTCAGAATTGACTGAGCGTCTTGACGCTTACCTAGAGTATGTTGCCGATGAGTGGATCGCAGAGAACACTCTCGCAATTGAGCACGGTCTTAAGACCGAAATGACCGAATCATTCCTTGCTGGAATGAAGAGTCTTTTTGAAGATCATTATGTATCCATCCCTGAAGATAAATATGATGTTATCGAGAATATGGTAGATAAGCTTGATGAAATGGAGACTAAACTCAACGAGCAAATTCAAAGAAATGTTGCTCTTAATAAGAGATTAGCAGAATCCACTTCAGACGTAATTTTCGCTGAGGTAGCTGAAGGTCTAGCACTTTCGCAGAAGGATAAACTCGCTTCTCTTGCAGAAAATGTTGAGTTTGATAGTGAAGCTAACTATCGTGAGAAACTAGTTAAGTTGAGAGAATCATATTTCCCAACTAATGCTGGTACTCAAAGAAGCAAAACCGAGACAGTTTCTGAAGAGGTAAAAACTGAGGAGCAACAGATTCAAGAATCTTATTCTCCAATGATGTCTGCCTACTTACAGACACTCGGCAGAGCTGCTAAAAAGTGATCTCTTTATCATAAAAATCAAACTATAACACTTCCAAAGAGGTAAAAATCAAATGCAAATGTTCAATACCGAGCATCTGCAGGAGAAGTGGGCACCAGTTCTAGACTATGATGGTCTTGATCCTATTAAGGATTCCCATCGCAGAATGGTTACCGCAGTTCTCCTGGAGAACCAAGAAAAGGCAATCCGCGAAGAGCGTGAGTTCCTTTCAGAAGCACCAACCAATGGCACCGGTTCATCTGGTGGCACCGCAGGTTTCTCTGCTGGCGCTTCATCCCCAACCGCAGGTTTCGATCCTGTTCTGATCTCCCTGATCAGACGTTCAATGCCAAACTTGGTCGCTTATGACCTCGCTGGCGTTCAGCCAATGAACGGTCCTACTGGACTGATCTTCGCAATGCGCTCCCGCTACACCAACCAGTCTGGCGCTGAAGCATTCTTCAACGAAGCAGATAACTCCTTCTCTGGTCAGGACAGCAACTTCAACCTTGAGTCTGCTGGTTACACCCAGAACGAAGGTAACCTCACCAACGGTACTGTTGGTTTCGGTACTACCGCTGCTATCTCGGCGTTCAACCCTGCTGCTCTGAACCCAGAAGGTTCACAAGCTGCTGGTACATACCCAACTGGTCGTGGTATGGACACCGAAGATGCTGAAGCACTTGGCGACGGCTCTGCTGGTGAATTCAACCAGATGGCATTCTCGATCGAGAAGGTCACCGTTACTGCTAAGAGCAGAGCTCTGAAAGCAGAATACAGCCTTGAGCTTGCTCAGGACCTGAAGGCAATCCACGGTCTTAACGCTGAAGCGGAACTCGCAAACATTCTCTCCACTGAGATTCTTGCTGAGATCAACCGCGAAGTCATCAGAACCGTTTATAAGGTTGCTGAATCGGGTGCTCAAACCAACGTTGCTACCGCAGGTGCTTTCGACCTCGACGTTGATAGCAACGGTCGTTGGTCCGTTGAGAAGTTTAAGGGTCTGATCTTCCAGATCGAGCGCGACGCAAACGCAATCGCCCAGAGAACTCGTCGCGGGAAGGGCAACATGATCCTCTGCTCTGCAGACGTTGCTTCCGCCCTCACCATGGCTGGTGTTCTGGATTACACCCCTGCTCTCAACGCTAACCTCAACGTTGATGACACTGGTAACACCTTCGCTGGTGTTCTGCAAGGTAAGTATCGTGTTTATATCGATCCTTATTCTGCAAACCTCGCTGCTGACCAGTACTACGTTGTTGGTTATAAGGGTTCTTCACCTTATGACGCAGGTCTGTTCTATTGCCCATATGTTCCTCTCCAAATGGTTCGTGCCGTTGGTGAGAACACCTTCCAGCCAAAAATTGGCTTTAAGACCCGTTATGGTCTTGTTGCCAACCCATTCGCTGAAGGAACCACCGAGTCCCTTGGACGCCTGGCAGTTAACAGAAACCGTTACTACAGAAGAGTCAAGGTTCAAAACCTCATGTGATCCATCGGATCCACAAGATCATACTCAGAGGGGCATATGCCCCTCTTTTTTTATCTAAATAAAAATAAAACTATTAGTAAGATGAAACCAACTCCAAGAGAAGCAAAGGTTATTCATGAGCACTACGAAAGAGTAGTTGATCACCTTATTAGTGAAGGATATGCTGCTGATAAAGAAGGCGCTGATAGCATTATTCACGGTATGAGTGAAGAGTGGTATAATCTAATCATTGCCGAATGATAAATGGCATCTGCTTTTGATAATCAAATACAGAATAGAAATTTTCTCTCGCCAGTTGGATTTAAATTCACTCTGGCAAGATACCCAAAAGTTTCTTTTTTTGTGACATCTGCTAGGTTACCAGAAATAACTTTGGGAACCGCCATTCAACCATCATACCTCAAGGATCTTGATGTTCCTGGAGAGAAGTTAATTTATGGTGACTTCAACTTGAGGTTTTATGTTGATGAGAGCATGGAAAATTACATGACCGTCCACAATTGGTTGACTGGTCTTGGTTTTCCAGAAACGGCACAGCAGTACAGAGATCTTATAACAAATGATGATGGAATTACAGATCCAAAGGAAGCATTTAGTGATGGAACACTAAGGATCCTTAATAGCAATTATAGAGATACTGCTTTAGTTAAATTCAAAGACCTTTTCCCAGTTTCCTTATCATCACTGGAATTTGAGTCTTCAGATACGGACATCAACTACTTTACAGCAGACGTAACTTTCAAGTATACTGTCTATAATATTCTAGGAACAGACGGAAATCCTCTATGAATCTTGATGAAATTCAGGAGATGTGGCAGAGAGACTCTGTCATTGATCCTGATAACTTACATGATGAATCTTTAAAAATTCCTCAATTACACGCAAAGTATTATACTCTGTATAATACAATTACTTTGTTGCGCGAAAAAGCAAGAGAAACATATAACAGAGTTAAATTAGAACGTTACAATTACTACACTGGAAAGGCACCAGCAGAGGTTTATGTTGAAGAACCTTTCCCATATAAGGTTAGGGATAAAGAGGCAATACAAAGGCATATGGATGCCGATGAGCGACTGAATAAAATAGATCTCAAGATTAGATACTATGACATTATGCTAAAGTTTCTGGAAGAGATTATCAAAACTGTATCTAATAGAACTTTCCAAATTAAGAACGCAATTGAGTGGAATCGTTTCCAATCTGGTTTCAATTGAGACGATAAATACCCATAGGTGATACTTATGGGTTATGTCTCATTTGATTATATCAAAAAAGAACGAAGTATATCTTCAGGTAAAAGCAGAACCGCACGTCTACTACGAACTAGCGGATCAGTTCACGTTTGAGGTTCCTGGTGCCAAGTTTATGCCTCAGTATCGCAACAAATACTGGGACGGAAAAATTCGCCTATTCAACACCCAGACTGGAGAGATATATGTCGGGTTATTGGACAAGGTAACAAAGTTTTGTGACGATCACGGTTATACCTACGAATTTACAAATAACAAATTCTATGGTCTTCCTTTTGAAGTTAATGACTTCATCTCAAAGGAAGGTGTAAAGGACTATATGAATTCTATTTGTAAGTATTCCCCCCGCGAATATCAAGTTGAGGGAGTATACGACGCCCTAAGACATAATAGAAAGCTATTGATATCTCCAACTGCTTCTGGAAAGTCGTTGATGATATACTCGATTGTGAGATATTACGTTGAGAAAGGACAAAATACTCTGATAG